TGAAGAAAATAGAAGCATACACTATGGCAACGAGAAAGCCCTGTGAGACCGCTTTAAAGCAACAGGAGCATAAAGCCTTTGCCTGTGATTTTAAAAGCCGTGAGAGGACGAATAAGGACGCTGTGGAGTACATAGCAGAGAAATACAACATAAAAGATCCTGTTCCGGGAGGTGATAGAGTTGGACAAGAAAACACTGAAAAAGTATAGACCGAACAAAGATAGACTTATCCGGATTGAGAACCAGATACAAGAACTCAGTGAACGGGAATCGACTGTTGTCATGGGGAAGGTAACGGGATCTAGCGCAGATTTTCCGTACACCGAAGTGAGAACATCTGTACAAATGTATGATCCTTACGAGGAAGAGAATATAAGACGTCAGATCAGAAGAAAAGAAGCGGACAGGCTGCGGATTCTGAAAGAGCAAAAAGAAGTCGAGGACTACATAAATGGGATTGATGATCCGGAGATTAAGGAGATATTCGAGTTGCACTATCTTGAGGGGAAAACCCAGCAAAAAGTCGCAGATGAAATTGGATATACCCAGGCGCGAGTATCGCAGATTATAAGCGCACAGCTTAAAGATTTATAGCATTTATATTTTACTTATGCTATAATTATTCTAGAACGATTGTATATTGTTCTAAAACAATCTTTCCAAACATTCAGAACACCGCCGGACTTTTACCCTTTCTTGTCTGGCGGTGTTTTTATGCCGTGGTCAGTTGGGACAAGCAGGTTCGATCCCTGCACACGGTTTTGTGATGTAAGGTTTGCG